TTGGACGAACCATCTAAATACTTTATATTTTGTCTTACTATCTATTTAGATGTCATATAAAGGTAGATATAGACCATCGAATCCAAAAAAATACAAAGGTGATTCATCTAACATAATATATCGATCACTTTGGGAAAGAAAATTCATGGTTTATTGTGATAATCAAACGAAAATACTTGAATGGGGAAGTGAAGAGATTGTATTACCCTACCGATCACCCATTGATAATAAAGTTCATCGTTATTTTCCTGACTTTTATATCAAAGTCAAAGAATCTAATGGTAAAATAAAAAGATACATTATTGAAATCAAACCTAAGAAACAGACAGTCGAACCA